TTTGAATGTTCTCATTTCTTTTCCTTGACTTGCAAAATCCAACCTCGACTACCATCTGGATTTTTGTACTCGACAATCTGTTCAAAGTAATATGTTCTTTTATCCGCCATTTCTACACACTGCACTTCCTTGACATAATAGTTCTCTGAATCCATCCAGAGTAAAAATCATTTCTTCTACGAATATCCCACCTATCCAAGATAAGAGATCATAGATAACATCTCCAAATGGGCCTTGGAGTATAAAAACTGATATGGCCGCAACCATCCCATAAAGAAAACTTGAATAAGACCATCTGAGAAATTTGTATTTACTTAATGCGAGAACTTTACCCTGACCATATATGTCACTCGTAAGAGCATCATACACCAAGTCATCAGTCATTAGTATTTTTGCGTAATCTTCTTTATATTCTTCTATCGGTATGTGTGCAAAATGTCCAAAGAACAATGGATTGAAATAGGGTGATTCTCTGTCTATTTCATCTGTCCCTTTGATTTTCGGGTATCCTGTCTTTGGTATAATTGCAAATATTGCAAATAGTAATGAAAAGAAACAACCACCTGCAAATGCAAGTAGAGGATATTTCATTACTTCGTTACTCAGATTTGCTATCGTAACCGAAAATACAATTGAGGCAACTGTAATCATGATGTTGGCCTTGGCATCTGCCATCAGACCTAACCTCATCTGATTACCATGATTGATTCTCAGGATGTTATCGACTGCTGTTCTATTTTCGGGAACTTTCTCAAAAATTCCAGCGTCTCCTAATTTACCGCCGTCTTCGTCCACGATCTGCCTCAAAATTTTTCGTTTAAAATCCTTTCACAAGTATATTCAGGCGTCCCTCCTGAACAATTATTATGTGTTACCTTCACTTTACATACTCCATCTATATACGAACAAGGAAAGTGAGTTCTTTTATATTCTTTCTCTTCAATAATACCCTTGATTATCAAGGTTTGCATATAGGCCACAATGACAAACACATTGATAAATGCTGTCCATTTTAAAAATCCCATATTACCTCAATGGTGGTGCGTAGAGCAATCCCCCATCCGAATATAGTTTGTTCAGTCCTCTTGACAAATTCAATGGAGTCTTCTCTCCTAAATTTCTTTCGTAGATTTCTTTATAGTTACCTACTTCTCTTATTATATCAGATGCCCAGTTAGATCTCAACCCCATTTTTGCCCCAAGATGTGGTGCCTCACCCCCATCTATCTCACCCATGAACCTCTGAATGTTTGGGTCTTTGTGTTCTATAAAGTCATCTATGTTTTCTGAAGTAATTCCTAACTCTTCTGCAATGAATAGGACATAGATAGTCCATCTAACTATATCAGAAAATTTACCATCACCATACTTGACTACTGGGCCAAGTGGTTCTTTTGATATAATCTCTGGTAAAATAATGTGCCATTCTGCATCTTTAAATGTTGTACGATTCGATGCAAGTCCTGACCTATCTGTACCATACATATCACAATCACCCCTCAGATACCAATCTTTAGATTTCTGTCCAACTGGTACAACTACTGGAATATAATTAATCTCATGTAACTGAAAAAAATCTTGGATGTTCTTTCTTGAAGTGCCAGTAGAACTCATACATATTTTGGCACCTTCCATCTGTTTTGCAGAAGAAACACCTAAAGTCTTCTTCGTTATGAATCCCTGACCATCATAGTATGTTGTAGGTAAAAATTCAAGTTTTTTAGACACATTTCTTGAAAAGGTGTATGTTGTGGCTGCAGACAACATATCAATAGTACCATCAATCAAATATTCAAATCGTGTCTTACCATCAACATCAATAAACTCTACATAGGTTTTATCACCAAATATAGCAGCTGCAACGGCTCTACAAATGTCTACATCAAAACCATGCCACTCAAGTCCTGTTTCTTCATCAAAATTTCTCTCAGAGAATCCAGCAAAATCTAATTTAGTTCCACAATTTAATGAACCATTTTCCATTATCCTATCAAAAGTACTTCCGTATGTTGGAAAATACTCTGGATTTTCATCGTTATCTGTAACTTTTATAATCTTTTTGATTTGCTCTTCTGTGTCATTATGTTCTTTTCCCAATGAAGAATCCACACCCCACATCCAGAAGGCCCATACTAAAGCAACAATCAACTTATACATACTACTCGCCCATTGTATTAGGATACCAATCTGGTAGAGGTTTCTTCTGTATCCTTGCAGCATATTCTTTTTTGGCCTGTTCTTTATTTGGTTTTATCTTACCATCTACCAAATCCTTTACAAACCCAAGAGTTGCAGCATTTGCATACAATGTACCACACCTTGCAGTGACTTCCATCTTTAACCCATCATAGATAATACTTCCAGATGCATGTCCAAGAATATCCAACATCTCAGTTGGTACTTGAATCTTCATACTGGAATATACATAGTCTCTATGTGCGGCTGGAAAATCATGTGGAATACTTTCATCAACTACCCAAACTCTATCAAAGGGTGGTTCAATTGTATTCCAACTCAAAGTTGTTTCCGTAACCTCATCTGGTTCTCTAAAAGTTTTTATTAATCTTTCTGCATATTCTTTCGCATCATCGTGTCTCCAATTCTTCAAGACATCTGATGCTTTCTGTTCAGTTATATAATTCTTGAAAGTTCTCATCCTCTTGCCTTTGCTGCTAGATCTTTGTCTGCACCACCCCAAGTTCCTTTACCTTTTGTAATAAAACTATTGACTCTGGCAAATGCCCATTGTTGTGCAGTAGTTCCCGGCCTGTGTCCTGTTTTATATGCAGCCATTCCCCTGTCATAGACTTTTTTGAGGATACTGTAGGATATTCCAGACTTCTCTGCTTTCTTCTTCAGACCTTCAATTGCTTCACCAAACATCTGTTTATACTTCAACGTGTGTTTGGATGGTTTGGTCTTTGCACCTTTATCGCCAGGAGCTGGACCACTCTTCTTCTTCTCAAAGTGTCTTGCTCTGGCCTGTTTAGTAGACTTGGACATATCATCACCCTCAGCATCTTTGGCATAATATTTTGCTGGTTGTGTACCTTCTCTGTCCTTAATCTCTTTGTCTTGTTTTACACCTTCACCTACTGGAACACAATTAGGAACCATTTTGTTTCCCTTTTTCTTCATTCCTCTTTGTTCGTATCCATCCCAACAAGGGCCTTGTTGTTCCTTTATTTTATTACCATCTTTGTCATACTTACCAGACTTTTTCTTTGCAATTGCAATGGCTGCCTGTTGGGCTCGACTTACGGCTTCTTTGAAATCTTTATATGTTTTCATTAGTTGTCTACCTTTGCTCCGGCTCTCCATTGGTAACAGCTCCAATATCGGGCTTTCCATTTTGGGCCTGGGTTATCACAATTATGTCTTGCACGAAAACTCTTCCGTCTGGCAGGATCGTCACGTTTAATCTCCATATTTGGATCACCAAATCCTACTTTGACCACATTACCCTTTTCGTTCTTGACATAGACATAGAACTTCTTCTTACCATCGTTAGACCTTGTTGGATTGTTAAGTTCTACTTTTCTTCCTTGATATTCTGATGCTTCTATTATATGGTCATAACACTCATCACAACAATACTCTTCATCGAACTTCAGTTCATAGTTATAAGCCATGACTCCTTTAGTTGGACCTGCCATCTTCCTCAAGTATACATGAATCGTTGAACTACCAGTATGATGAGGTATGGTAAATGCAGCTTTACCCTTCTTCATTCGATAGTCATCTGTTGCATTGACAACGTGTTTGGCCAGTTTTCTTTTCTTTATTTCATCAGCAACATACTGGTCTGTTCTGTCATCATATTCTTTGAATGTTATCATTTTAGTGTCCTATAAACTTCTATCAGTTCGTCATCTGGTACTGGTGTAAGATTAGTCCAATACCTTTGGTGCCCTACCCGCATGAAAGATTTAATATCACTAAAACTAGGATATTTCGATTGTAGATTATGTAACAAATGGTCTGGGTCTAAGTGACAAGTTGCACACTGATTGTCCTTTGAAAATACCCTTGTGGACTTCTTAAACCTATCACTCTGCACTAAAACAGAACTCAAGTCTTTCTCCATCCACTCCATTCTTGTATTAATATCTGGTAACAACATAAAAATTAGATATGCCTGTAACCCAATGATTATGTAAATCCAAATCCTACTTGCAGCAACCAGATCTTTAGTTTCGATTTCGATCTGTTTTACTGGTTCTAATATTTTTTGGTCTTCTGATTTTGGTTTTTGTTCAGCCATCATTTACCTCACTTCTTTTTACCGACTTCGTTCAACTTTTTAGTTATCTGTTGTTGAAACCATTTCAGAACTATCGGAATACTAACATTAGAAGTGAGTCCGAATAGAAACCCTATTGGATACCGATAACTTGCATACGGCGACAACTGTGGAATGTTCGTAAATACTATGGAAATCAACAAATACCCTGTGAGAGACATACCCATGTTGATTACTAAATCTAGTCCTATCAACCACTTGTGTCCTTCATACTTTTCTTTGTTGTCCATCCTATAATTGAATAGAAAAAGCCAGAATGATGCGAATAAAACTACTCCCATCATGACTAACTCATCCATTGCAAATAACTCTAACATATTCTCCTTATGGAAACCCTATTCGTTTCAAATCATTTATAGTTGATGCGGCATCAGTATGTAAGATTCCAATTCCACCAGCAGCTTCCCATTCCTTAATATTCCCCGCATGATCGTCAATCAGAATATTAGGTCTTTTATCTCTACCATCCTTAGCAAATTTCTTTTTGTCTTGTCTTTTTACAACTCTCATATCTTTTTCACCAAGACCAAAATTCTTTTTCATCCATCTGATCTTGTCTTGTGGTGCCCTCTTTGCAATTGCACCTCTTGATTCTCTTGGCGCTGCAGTCAACATGATAGGTCTGAACTTCTTTATATATCCCCAGAGAACATCTGCATCTGGCATCTTGTCGAGTTGTGCAAACGTGTCTACTGGTATGTCTTCCCAGAACTTATCTCTAAACTTATTTCCCCCTAATGCATTTCTTGTAAACTTTAGAAAGTCAGCAACTACTCCGTCCATGTCACAATAAATTTGTGGATTGTCAAATTCTACCAAGTATTGATTTAAACTTTTCATTCTGCCATCCAAGTTATGAGTGATGCGGCCACTGCCCCTATGGCACCAGCAACAAGAGAAGTCATTCCCATCAAACGAGACTTCCATTGCTCGACTTGACGAACCCTCTCTTCTAATTTATGTATTTGTGAAGTTACACGGCGTTCTGAGTGTCCAATCTCATCATGGACATTGCCAATCCGTGAATGTAGGAGTTTCAGTTCTGACCTAATTTCGTCATCAACTTTCCTATGCTCATCTTGTCTGGAATTTAATGATTTAATCTCTACTGTCAGGTCTACAATTCGGTCTGCGGTTGTGTCCAGTTTGGATAAAAGAGCATCAATCTGTCTCC